AAATTCTATCGTCGATGTAATACCAAAGCCAGGTAAAGCCAACAACGAATAGAACAGTTCCGATTAGTAGTTCCATTTTGTTTTCCTCATTTGTTATACTTATAATATAACATGTTTAAGATGTGTTGTCAAGTAAAAAGACAAACTTTTTTTATAAAAGATTCATTTTCTTTAATTGAGTCCATCTTTGCGATGAACCAATCCTCGTTGGTGTCTCCACCGTCCCTTACTCTCTCAGCCCATTCAATTTGGGTTGCAATGTACTCATCTAATTGCTCTTGTGTATCAAATAGATAAGTTGAGTAGTCCATACCATCTCTTATTGCTTTCTCATATTGAGGAAACAATTTGATTGCTGTTTTATAGACATGTCTATAGTGTCTTGCGTCTTGCAGATGTGTCTCTTTGCTGAACGAGACGTAAACCCTAGGTGAGCCAAACTTTTCTTTTGTTTGAAGCACTGCGATGTTCGACAGTGACATAATCTCTGTTGTGTAAGGTCTATGTCTCGGACCTATCAGCGCATAACCAATCCAGTTAGCAATAGTGCCTATTGTTTGAAAGTAGTCCTTGTGCTCTTCGCTTTGGCTACCCCACATGTTGTAGTAAATTTGATCAACCATTTATCCTCCAATGTTTGTTCTCATATATATAATGTAACATGTTGAGGATTGCTTGTCAAGTTTTTTCCCAAAGTTTTTTTTCTTTTTCCCAAACATATTCGTTGAGATCGATTACTCTTCTAGTTGCATCAAAGAACTCAACTGTTGTTTTCTTTCTAGAGTTGATAAGGACAATCCTGAGTATCTGCCCTATTCTGTTTTTAACCTTAACTAAGTCACCTTTCATTTTCAATTTCCGCTAGTGCATTTTGAAGTCTCAATATGAGATCGCTTATTTCAAAAAGTTTTTTGGAAACAAACTTCAATTGCTTTTCCGAACAATGGCTTGCTTCATATACAAACTTCAGCAAAAGAGTTTCCTCTAGATCCATGAGTCTGTTGATTTCTGATTTTATTTTTATTTTATCCATCCTTAGCTCCTGTGTCTATAGTAAATATGCCTCGTAAGCTCCGAAAGAAGTTTTATTTTATTCTTGAATGAAGTGCGTATAGTGCATGGAGTAAAAATGATTTTCTGTGGCTGACGGCCATATTGCAAATGAAGTCTCGCGTTCTTTGTTTTTATTTTCTCGGACGATTTGTTGACATGTTGGAATTAGATTCTCATCATTGTCCATATCCTCTTCGTCGATATTCATCATGTACAAAGACTCGGTGGTGTTTTGAATTTCATACAATCTTATTTCGTCATCCGAATCCAAAGAGCCATATCCAATCGTACAGATTCTAGAAATATTTTTCATTTCATGCAATCTCCCAAACACTGGTTTGGTGTGCTTCATGAACATCAAGTTCTGAATTGTACTGTAAATAAAAAAATTGACTTTTTCATAGTAGTTCGATGCAGAACCTGTACCAGCTATTGAGAAGAGTGTTTTGTTATCTAAAATTATCATCTCCTGTATCGCACCTGAGCGGGTGTACTCCTGTAGTACCCCAAAGTGGACTCGGTGTCGGCGTCGTTCTAGCTTGGATGCGAACTCAAGATCCGGAATGATATATACAACAGTTGTCTTATAGGCTCTGAGAGCCTCTAGGGCTCTTAGTGATGCGCCGGCAACCTTACCACTCCCACAAACAAACAACATGGCTTCATCGTGAGATTTGAGCCCCCTCTGTTTAAATTTGATGGGGTGTTCGTCATATTCTTCGACAGTATTCTTTTTTTCAATGCCGTCGTCTTCATCAAGAATTATTATTTTATAATTTTTGGTATGTGGCTTGAAGAGCTTGGCTATATTTTTTCCTGCTTCTCCTAATCCTACTAAAATCATTTCTCTCTCCTACTTGTTATATATAATATTGGTATTGTAACTATCTTTTCTGAGGCAAAGACAAAAACTCTAACTGACGGTAAGCTAATCTCATTTGGATATGGGAAAATCTCTAAAACTATTGCAATGTCTCCGTTCTTGTATCCAAAAAGAGATCGTTCGTTCCATGGACTGCTAGAGATCGTTACAAGGTCACCTTTTCTCATCTGCTTCGCTCAACAATGTCATGAAACTTCTCAACACTGGGAAGACCATCTGGTTGTGAAAAAAGAAGATTTCATAAATGGGGTCTCTAGAGTGTAGTGTTCCGAGTCTCTCTTTTACAATCAATCCTGTATGACCTGTTGTATAAGTTGACCAAGACCAGTCAGGTAACGACTCAACTATTATTATTAGATCTCCAGTTTTCATCAACTACCTCGAACTCGCTATCCCACATTGGCACCTCCATATCGTTCGGAAGTAAAATCCAGTATATACTATATAGTGGGCCAAGCTCCTCTAGTTTAACTATTATGCCATATGTACCGTCCTTGTACCCAGATGTTTGGCAATTATTAAGGACGACCAGGTCACCTACCATGAAAACACCCTCATGTTCCCAAGATTCTTTCCTAGCGAACAGTTGACTTTGAACTTTCCTAATTGAGTGTCTCCGAACATCTCTACAAGTTCTGGTATCATTCGCCGGTCATCTTTGTGTAGGTCGATGACAACGCTATCATGAACAACGAAAGCAACATGGGATCTTGTTGCCCTAAGGAAGTTAGAAATTTTGCAAAAGCGGTCCATTGTGTTATCCGAGGAACTTGATTGTAGTAGGTAGTTGAGAGCTTTGCGTGGGGGAGCAGCAATTGTTCTCCCGAAAGGGGTTTGAACCTTCTCTCCGTCATAATATCTTTCTCTAAGACTTTCCCTATCGTAGAAATTTGATTGTATTGTTTGGGATTGGTCGTTGTAGAGCCAAGCAAATAATTTTGTTTTAGCTTTTTCTCGACTGAGTTCTTCCTTAAAAATGTTTTTGATATTCCACTCATGGATATCCTCCTCTGGTTGTTTGTGGTTTTGTAGCGCTAGCATTGTCCGTACTTCAGCAGCGTTGAAATCTAATTCTAGAAACACATCATTGTTTGGCCTTACGTGATTCTTAAGTTCCTTCTTGAGATTCAAGATTGGGAATGAGTTCTTCTTTGTGGTTAGTCGTCCTGTGACGGTTCCAAAGATATCATAATCGACATATGGTGTAGAGTCTCCAAACTGGTCGTATAGATGCTTTGCTTTCATATCCTCAGCACCACTGACGTAAACTGCAAACGAATTAAGGTTGACCGGATGAGATTTCAACTCCTTCACAGCTGCTTGCATACGTTTTAATAAATTGTAGTGTGGAGGCTTCTCGACATTCTCAAATACCCATTTGGTAATTTCATTCTTCACATCGAAATAGTGTTGAAGGTGCTTTCGAGGCACAAGATCGTAAAAGCATACATCCTCAATGTCTATTTTGGATGTGTGAATCGCCGTGTAATGGCTCTTAAGCAACTTGTTTGCTTCACCCCATCGTTCTGTTAAGTGTGAAGGGCAAGTGTCGCTGAGTGACTTACCAGCCACCAGCAAATGAGCGTAATCAATATCTCTACCTAGCAGATGGTCTGAGTAGCTCCAAGTTTTGGATATTCCGTTTGGAATTTTCTCCCAAATGAACTGGCCATCGATGTATGTACCAGCGCAATCCATTTTATTGTCTAAAAGTTGAAAAAACATTTGCAGGGTCCTCCGAAATGTGTTATAATAAGTGTGACGGTTATTAATAAGATAACATATTCCAACAGGCTTGTCAAGTTATTTCTGAAACTTTTTTTTGTAGTAGGTCAGCGACCCCTCCTTCGTATTATATCTACTCCGAAACTGAGATTCAATGAATTGCATGGCTTTCTCTGGTGTTATCTCAAACAATCTTACGGAGGTACTGTGAATTGATTTCATTTCAGAATGAGAAAACGGAAAAATTTCTTCCATATTTCTTATTTTAATATATAATAATAATATAATATAATAATCTATATTACTAATATTATTTCTTTTAGATATATTAGATTTAGTTTTATTATTACATACATACACTTCTTTTAAGTTTGGTTTTAAATAAACAAATGAATTATAAGTGTCCATTAGGTATTGTGATAGTAAATCAAAGTCGAAGTTATGTGTTCTAACGTATTGAGTCTCGAATATGTTAGTGATGCTAAGCAAATTATACTCTGCTCGAAATTTTTTTGTAGTTGGATGAGCTAAGTCAGACACCAGTACACTGGGATTTTGGAGATTGACGGAAAATCCAAACTGTTTGGCCATATTCATAAAGAACTTATAGTTCGGAGAGTCAAGTATCGTGCTTTCTTTAAGTGCATCATTGGCAAAACCAACAGGAGCTACTTGTAGTGCCAATCCTGTGTTGAAGGCGGAGCTTTGTCTGGACTTCATAAATCCGGATAAAGTTATTTTTGAGCCTATGTCGTTGTTGAGAATGTGTCCTTGGAATATTCCCAGAAAGTCCTCGAAGGAATGAATCTTTTTTTCATTAGGAATCATTTTTTCTACTAAGAAAGAGTCCATGAATGAGGAGATGAAATTGGTATATTGATTTATTGGATCCTCCCAACCACGTATGACAGTTAGTTCTGAGAGGTTAGGGTCTTCATTATTTATAAGGCTTAGGTTCAAAGCGTTTTGATATCTCACATACATCTCTTTGAATTGGTCTCCGACAAAATTCATGATTCGAAAATCTTGATTATGAAAATTGCGTATGAATGTTTGATTTGGAATAACAGGGTCTAGCTGTCGATTGACTCTTCCATAGAATGATTTCTCTGCGAAGTTGAAATCCACAACTTGAATTTCGCTTGAGGAGAATGCGTTTAGTTTATAGTTTGCTCTCTCGAAAGCTGTCTTAAGAGTTTTTGAACTGTTGTTGCCTTTAAAGTTTGCCATGTTATTCGGTTATCCTAATTTTTCTATTTTCATCGAGAGTCCCATTTGAAAATGGGACAAAATATAATTGATTCATAATGCCGACAGCATTACTTTCAGTCCTAAAACTACCAGACTGTCCTTGGTAAAACCCGATATTGTTACCTCCATATTTTGTTACTAGGTCATTGTAGCTAGCAGCAGCTGGAGTAGAGGCTGTGGTTGCTGCTGAGGTGGATGGTGCCGAATACCTTGTAGAAACTGTTGAAGATGGTGCAGGAGTTGGTGTGGTTATGCTTGGTGCTGTATTCCCACTGTTATCATCTCTGGCGTTGAAATTGAGAGCTGCTAGAATTTCACTTTTGCAGTATTCTGGTGCCCTAGTTGACGCATCTTCAGCAACTCCTTGTTCTATTAGTTCGTTTTCTTTTTTGTCAGTGCTAGCTTTCAACCCCTTCGCATCAGGCACGTCTCCATCCCCAGAATAATAATGTTGAGACTTAATCGACGTTGTAAATGCTTGGGGGGTTAGATTTATAGATACGCCGGTAATCGTATGATAGCCGCCGATACCCAATATGTTCGAAAGACTTCTGTTTGAAATCTTCTTTGTGCCACGATCACCCTGGTGTGGGCTTCCTAGAGCGGTACCTCCAAAGCCATAAGGATTTATCCACAAGTCCATCCCTGGGTAGAAAAGGGTGTTACCGAACATCTCTACGGTAGCAGTGTACACAGAGGACAGTTGTAGCAACCCATCAGTTCCATTTCGGAAGAAGCGTGCTTCTCTGAGATATTGCATGTCTGTTTTTGCAAACTTTACATTCTTCACAAGGCCTCGGTTTGAGCCAATCTCTACATGAAATCTTCCTGCTTCAATGTCCTCTTTGTATTCCCCAGTACCAGCATAGGTCAGAGCAGACCCGTTGCAACTCAAGACTATGTAATGGTAAAAATTATCTATATTTGGGTTCCCTTCGACATCTCCATTTAAAGGTAGTCTGTTGAGGCGCCTCAGTTCATCCGTCTTCAAGACTTTAAAAGTCTTGTTTATATTTATGTATTTTCCAACCGGATCTTCCCCATCAGAAGAAATTGCGGATATTTGACTGGTCTGAAATCTTACAACTTTATCTATGTTCCTGTTGACACAAGACTCAAGCACCGCATTGTTAACGAGATGGTTACTCAGGTTTCTAATAAAATTAAGTATGGGGAAACTTCGACGGGTTGATTTTTGATTAAGAATATTTTGCTTAAACCACTCTCCGAAGAAATCTACGGAAATTGGAATATTAGAAATGTTATATTTCCCAGAAGATGTACTTGCTTGATAGGGATCGAATTCAAAATGCCCTAGTACTATCTTAGTATTTTCGAGACCAACAGCTACTGTCTTTCTTGTTTTGTCGTCTGGGTCGTATAAGGCATCTAATATGGTATGCAGTAGATCTCCGAAAAAAAAGAATTGAATACTTGTATCATTAATGTCTCGCTCGAAATTGACGCTTGGCTCATCTGACAAGAAGGTAGAGTTCAGCACGATTCCGAGATCTCCATCCGAAGAAGATGCTGGATTACTGTCGAGATCAGCAGAGCCTACGAGATCGCAACTTCTATAGAATCCATTTTTCAAAAAGAATTTTCTATCCTCATTATCAATTTGGACTGTAAACACTTTGTCTCTTAGGTACATCCTATTCATTATGGAATTGAGAGAGTTTAGAATCATATCTTCCTCATTCCCAGCCAATGCTAGTTGAAGCTCTATGAGTTCATTTTTGGTACACTTTTTAGATGTCGCAACATCGTGCAGCCTAGTTTCGTTCTCAATTCTTTTTCTTGCTAACTCTGGCGTTGTCAAAGCATCAAACCTCAAGCTCTTAAGTGCTGTTTCGAGATATGCTCTATAGGTAAAGTTCATTTGAACTGTGCCATCGTTGTTGATATTGAAATCATGATCGATCATGCATAGATAAAAAGACTTGTTCATTGCTCTTAGCGAGTTTTGCAACCTTGTAAGTTCGCTTTCGCCCTTTTTATTTTTTGTTTCGTCAATTCCTTGGATATCTCCCTCTTTGGGGATGTTGTATCCCATGTCCACCCTGATCCTGTAGAACGATGGCTCGTATTGTCTTAAGCTTGTGACTTTTACACCTTGAGTCCTGTTTGAGGAATCGGGCTTCGGTTGTATGATTAGGTCTACGAACCTATATTCGTTATCTTTAGGGTCTATACGCTTTCTGGTGAAGTCTGCGAAAGATTGAAAGAATAAAGACATTTGGCCTTTCACATCATTCCGTGCCTCAGCAGGATTTGTACCATTGAAGTCTAATGAGAAAGACTTTAAACCTACACCATCGCCTTTATCAAATTGAGAGCTTAAAAATGTTGGTAGGGTACCTTCTTGCTTTGTACCTTGTTGGCGTTTAAAATTTTTGTCTCTATTGATATCTGCGTACATTGGGAAGATGAATTCTACATTCTTCAATTTGCCTTTTTGGTCGTTGAATACTTTGTACAAACGAAACTTCGGCGTCAATTGAGTCATTATGTGTGAAGGTATCTCAAACATATACCCAGCATCTTTCGAAGATACAAGGTTTGTTATAAGTTGTTCTGTGTTTTTTGATTCTGCTCTCCAAAACCTTCCACCAAAGGGCTTCTCTTTTATGGGCCCATCAAATTTTTTATAGACAGTTTGGCGATCAACGATTACATCCTCAAATTTTTCATCCAACCTCTTGATGTTTAACATCAACGCACATTGTTTGTAAAATCTTTGACGGTCTTCGATTTGCTCTTCTGTGAGGATATCTTCGCCTCTCTCCACGTCTGAGGTTGCGAATGCTTTTGCAGCTTCGGCTTCAAGATCCTCAATTTCTCCTTCACTAATCCTTTCACCATTATCGGCATCAATTGCTTGAGATCGATCAGCTAATAAGTTAAATAAAGATATTCTTCTGGCTAATTCTTTATCTATTGCAATTAGTGAATATATTAGATCTATGAATTCATCATTAAAAACTTCTTCATATACGCTAAATATAGTTCTATCTAGCTTCGAATCATCTACGTAGTCTTCCATGATCTTTAAGATGAAGTTTACATATTTATTTTCAACAGTATACTTTATTAATTCTTCGGGACTGGTTGGATTGAGTTGTGTGAAAAAATCCTCCAAAAATCCTAAAAGATCCTTTTTGAAGTTCAGTGGTGGTACATCGTAGTGTTGAAAATTGTATGTCCTGATGTCCATGTCTTCTAGGGACTTGTCCTCTTCTAAATCCATTAAAGCTTGCAAACCTGCGGGTGTGTCTTGATCGTATACGCCCCAAGGGAAGTCTACAGACTTAGAGTCTAGCCTGTCTTTGGTAGACGGCCATGTATTTCCAAACGCTAGTTGTCTAATCTTCTTTCCCGTATCTAGTCGGTTCTGGTTGATTTTCCAGTACAATTCGGCATCTTGTGTCACCGATTCGAGAGTGAATAAATTATTTGGATGTAGATTAATCTGTATGTTAACACCTACAAGATCATTCATTTTCAATCCAGCTCTTGTACCAATCATTCTCGACACCTTCACTGGGGAATATCCATTCTCTAGGACATATCTTATTGTGTGATTGGTGCCAATTATTCTTTCGAATTTTGCAGTGCCGATAGACTCTATTAATGCATCTCTGAGTTCTTTTTCTGCACTGTTTGGAAAGTTGCTTTTAAAGTATGTCTTTTCAGATATGGCATAGTTTGATATAAAAAAAGAATCCGTGATGTTTTCTTTGGTAACGACTCTTTCCAACGTATCTAGATCCAAAAACCGACCTCCATTGAACGTGTCGATGAGGTAAGATTCATAGGCGTCTAATGTATTTTTAATGTTTAGTAAGGTACTCGAATCATGATTTGTATTTTGATTTAATGCGGCCAATAGTCCTGTTGCTGCGTTGTTTATAAAAAAGTTAATGTAGTTTATTTTTCCTCCATTAATCCATTCGCTCTTGTCGTAGGCTTGTTTTGCTTCTGTACCAACACCGTATATCAAAGTCGTACCAGCACCAGCGAGTCCAACACCAAGCGGCGATGCAAGTCCTACGGTAAAATAGGTTATAAGAAATCCTGCCGTTACTGCAGTCGCTCCGAGCGCGAGGTCAAAGCCTCGTTCCCAAAAACCTGATTTGGTTGGTTTAGTCTTATCTATAATGGCCTCAAGTCTATTTTTCAATGTTTCGACATTCATCCTAACACCTCAAGTGCAACCGCAACATTCGTGGGAATCTTAATCTCGTCTCCTTCCGTACAGTGAGCCTCTGTTGGCTTGTTGTTTAACTTCGCAATAATCCACCATAGAGATTGATCGCCCATATACTTTGCAGCAAGGAGCCAAAACCTATCCCCATTAGACCAGTAATACTCTATCGTTGGTATCCTGCCTATCTCTTCTTGAGATGGGTTTCTCATAACAGGTGTGGCAAATTGTTCTATCTCTTTAACACCTCGATCTTCAAGGATCTTTTCATACATTTCGTTTCTGTTTTTTGCTATTCTTCTTGAGTTAAGTCTTGACATTGTTAGTCTCCATCGTATGGGAATTTAGTAAAATTATCATCTATTTCTTTAGTGATCGTACTTTCTGTTGTCTTGCCATCTTTATTTTTTGTCTTCTTAATTTCCGTCTTGTAACCCAGATCAAATTCGTGTTGCGGTGTAAAATCCAAAGTGACGTTGTAAACTTTTGGGAACAACTTTTTGTCGCTGTTGAACATCCCCATGTCTATAACCGGAGTTGCGCTGAATGAGTTGATCCATCCAAGCAATCCTTTGTTCCCGATGCCATCAATTAAGTTTGCAAACTTCAGACGAATCAATGGGGACTTGGCTAGGGACAGTGCGTTTGCGCTAGTCTTCGTTCCTCCAACTGAGGAATATGCTGGGTACATAAACTGTTTCACGCTGTTAATGCTTCCTAGGTTGGATTTGGCTTCTGCCAGTGTAGCTGCAGGTACATCAAATCCTAAAGATATTTTTCTTGATGTATTTTGGAACGTACCGATTGGATCTGGTCTCCCATACACTTGCTCTTCGTTCCAATTTGATGTCATGCTATCTGTAAAGGAAGTAAGAAATGCCGGGAACGAGACGGTCTCGGATGGGATGATGCCTGTTATTTGAATACTGGCACCAGAGCCACTTACATACGTGTTGATATAGCTTGTCATTTAATTCTCCCTATCTTGTTTTACCGTTACTCACTTGAACGTTGGCTGCTAGTTCTTCGACATACCCTTCGAACTCTCTGCCACCAGCTTTCAAATTGATTGTTGCGCCCTCAAACATGTTTTTTACCGTGGTGCTAATATTCGTAGAAGACCCTGCGATCTTGGCACCTGTGATATCGATAGCGGTACCTGCGCTTATGAGCGATAGGTTTTGCAACATAGACGTCACTTTAACGTCCGTACCCATTGAGTTGAGTTCATCCACGACTCCTTTGAATTTTGTCGCGATTCCTGAGAAGTCTGCCGTGCTTATGTCCTTCATGGCTTGGATTGTATCTGAGCCTTGACTCATCATCTTTGCATTTGCTTCTGCTGCTTTTGCTTCACTTTCAGCCATTGAGGACATAACAGTGCCTATAATGGCTCCACCAGCCAACAAGGACACCATAATTCCTGCCGCTATACCACCAGTTGCTACCGTTGCAGCAGATATGGCACTCAAAGCCGTTGCAACGCCTGTACCAATCCCAGCAATAGCTGGCCCAACTGCTGCCAAACCAGCCATGAAGCCACCACCAACTGTGAACAGTGGAACCAGCACCATTATGCCCGATGCAAACAAGGCAATCATGGATATTGTCTCTTTTGTTTCCTTACTCATTCCTTGAAACATGTCTGTTAGATAATCTGCTACATCTCCAAGCACTTCCAAAGCTGGTTGGACGAGAGTTATCAATTCTGTTGCGAGGTTTTTAAATTTATTCATTGTCGGAACGGTCGCTTGGACTGCTTCATCGAATTTTGCCTGTGCTGCGGCATTGTTTTCCATTTCTCGAGCGTTTGCTTCGTAATCAGAGAGGCTCATTGAGAAGATTCTATTTGCCTCATTCATGTCAGTGATACCAGCGGCAGCAGCGATTGATTTTTGAGTGAAACGATCCATATCCCCAAAGGCGACTCCTTGCGCTTGAACGGATTCTACAAGAGTCTTCATTCTCTCATCTTCCGTCATCATTAACATTTGAGTTGTTGAGAGCTGAGTTCCTAATAGAGCGTTGAATTGCGCTGCGCCTTCAGCAGCACCAGAAAATGTGTCAAACTTTTGAACTATCCCCAACAATGTCGAAGTTTCAACACCAGCAGCTTTTGCTTGAGCTGCTAGGTCTTTAAATATTTTTACAGAACCTTTCCCATAGACAGCAAGAGTCTTTGATGCTGCGTTGAAATCCTTGACGATCTTGTCTGCGCCAATACCAAGTTGTACACCGGCCATTGCAAGTTCTTTTTGTACTTCGACCGCTTCCGTTGCGCCCATGTTCATAATTTTAAATGCATTCTCCATAAACTCAGCGGTATCTTGAGCGGATACTCCTAGCTTTTCAAATTGCGATGTGGATATTGCGAGTTGCGTCTGGGTATTTTCATTAAGTTTTGCGAAATTAGACGTACCAGCGTTCAATGCTGCGATGGCAGTACCGACATTCGCCATACTTACGCCTAAGAGGTTCCCCGCTCTCTGAGCGTCGTAGAGAACGTTGTTAAACTTCCCAACGGTACCAGTTGTCTTTGCAAGGGAAGCGGCTGCTTCATCGTATGCACGAAGTGTCTTCATTGATTCATCAAAGATTTTTGTGAATACGGATGCTCCAATATTTTGAGGACTGAATGCTGTAGCAAGTTCTTGTCCGAACCTTATTGCATTACCACGAGCCTCCTCAGTTGTACCAGCCATTGATGCGAACAGGTCGGTCATCTTGCCTATTCTTGTTTCAGTAAATTTTGTTTTTATTCCAACAAGATCGGCCATTCCGCTAGCGGCTCTTTCGGCTTGGTTGGCGAACTCTTTTGATCCCTTGTTGATTGTATTTTGCTTTTGAGCCATCTTGTCGATTCTATCAAGAGCATCATCTATCTCTTTTATATTAAATCGACCAAGAGATACTTCTTTGCCATCTCTGATATCTTTAATGATTTCCAATATGGCTGTTTGCTGTTGTTCTTCCAGTTCTCCAGCTTCTGCTTTTTGCTTTAAGAATGCGAGCTCTGCTTCGTACGCCAGTCTTGTGCTCTCGGCTATGTTTCCTTGAAGCTGCGCTCTCTTTTTGAGATTATCGATAGCCATCTTATCTGCTGTATCATCATACTCATATGTTCTAGTGCTCTCTTCTCGCCCAAGGACTGAATCAAAGGCTTTCTTCAAATCTTTGTCGCCTTTGATTTGCTTGATGATGTTTTGAATTTCTGCTTTTGTCAAATCGGCCATTTGTTGTCCCTCGTTATTCCCTAATTAGCTCCAAAAACAAAAACCCAGAAGTCTCATCGTTTCTTCTGGGCTTTCTTTATCTCTTTTGCTTCGTCTTCAAATTGTTTTTTGAGTCTCTCGACAAACCAGCTTCTCAAACCAATAGGAAGGCTGTACGCTTCGGTCAACGACCATCCTCCAAAATGCTTGAGAATGAAGAATTGTTCGTAGACTCCTTCCATGAACTTAGAGGTTAGGCCAAAAAAAGTCCGTTCCAAAAGGAACGTCGACCTCCTGCTCGTTCGAGCAATTCTTACAAGTTAGAGTTTCTGTAATTCTAATACTTGTAGTACAATCTTTGAGGCACTTCTTTAAGTGTGTCGCATCTGTTACGATCATGTTGTCGACGTATGAGTGGATGACTTCTTCTTCTGTGAAGTTCTCCACAGATTTGATCATCTTTTTGTATTGCTCGACGGCGCCATAATCTACCGACTTCCCAGATATGGCCATTTCCATGATTCTGCTTTCGTCTTCCCCATTGGCGACTCTAAACTTGATTGTGAACTTGGTACCAGGCATCTTTGTTTGATACAGTCCGTCTCCGACATATGTTACATCTGATGCTTCTCCCTCTGTCAATCCACCTTCGATCTTTGGACTCATCAGATCAAACGTCATCATGTTCTTTGTAGCACATTTGGGACAGTTCACCACGGCGTCGTAATTCGCCCCGTAAGCCGTTGCACGAGCTTTGATGAGTATTGCATTGCGATCACACACAAGAAGACTTAGAGAGTCAATGTTGGCGTCTACAATGATACTTGTAAGCACTCTCTCTAAAGCAATTCCCTTTTTAAGCAGAGATTGGTTTGAAAGCGTGTCCTCGTCCTTTGCGGTCATGTATCTGATTTCGATAAAATCTTTCCCACCCAATGGATGGTTTTCTGGGTATCCTCGACCTTTTGATGGTAGGTCAACGATTTCTGTTGGAGCCACGAAGTTTAGTGGACTCATTTGGGGTGGCACATCTGAGTGCTCTGGTTTATTGTCTGAACCCAGACGGTCGGAATTTCTTCCCATTATACCTCCAGTATATTAATTTCCATAATTTGCATAATCATAAGCTATTTCTAATGTAACCTCGGACAATTCGTCACTTGAGTAGTCAAGTTTGCTATAGGAAACAGAGACTATAAACGCACCCACCAAGGTCCACTTATCCAATACCTTTCCTTCTGCGCTTAAGTGTTCTATCATTAAGTTTGAAACAACGGTGTCACTTGTTTTCCCAATGCCCAACATCGCGTCTTTGTCTGGTCTTGTGTACCCAATGGTACCCAAATCTTTTTCCAAAGATTCATTGATGTTGGTTCCCAATACTCCGAAATCCACCATGGATACTGAAATGTTTTTCCAAGTTACAATGCCGGGATATTTAAACTTATGATTTATAAGTTGATATTCGCTGATTGAAACATCGTAAGATGGCTTGTCAATTGACTTGGCCCACCACCAAACTGGGTCATTTGTGTTTGCTAATTTGTCACCAGTGATTTTGAACCTAAAATTTCTTTTAGGTTCAGCTTCTTTTTGAGTCCAAAAGCTCATACTAACTCCTATTAAGCGTTAGTTGTGAATTGAGAGTCGGAACCATCTCCATGATCGCACTCAGCCCAGTCATATCGCCAAGTTAAATCAATTTGTCTTAAACCGTCATCTTCATAAGAAAGATCTGAGAAAGATGCGCCTTTTAGCCAAGCGTTCTTGAGGGTCCATTTTTCGATCATGTTACCTTCTGAATTTAAGATTGTGACAATAACAGCTTTAGTGCCGTTAACAGAATTGGCTTTGGACATTGTAGTCAATCCACCATCTGTATTTAAGTCGGAAGCGGTCTTGATTTTAAAACCGGCATCTAAGATGATCTTATTTGTCAATGCTGTAGCGTTTGGGGAAACAGGATCGACTAAAGATACAGAGCAGTCCGCCCAAGTCAAGCGACCAGGGAAGTAAAATTTGTTGTCCATGAAGTCGTGAGTAGCTTCTCCGATATCGTAAGAAGGGGTCTTGAAAGTCTTCGCCCACCACACAACTGAGTTCGAGCCAAATCCAACGATTTCAACTTTAAATCTAAAGTTTCTTTTAGGTTCGATTGATGCTTCGGTCCAAAATGACATAATATAATTCTCCTATTTATTCTTAATTAGTGTCGATTAAAATTCTACGCCACTTTGAGTGATAACAAAGTCAACAGCGATGAACTCGATAGCACGGGCTGGCTTGACAAATACTTTCGCATACAAAATGTTACGATCAATGAGATCTGGTGTAGTTGTTGTCTCGTCAAGAACAAGCTTGTATTCGGTAACACCAAATTGAGCTTTGACTTGAGAAAGAACTGTTTCTGCTTCTGCTTTGAAGCGATTCCAAGTTGCCTGAACGTTCTGATCGAACAAGATTGTATCAGCAATATCTCCGATCTCCTTCTTCAAGTAGTTCATCAAGCGTCGAACGTTGATACGATCAAGAGCAGATGCATCTTGTTGAAGAGTTTTTTGTCCGAAGACTACTGTATCACCTGTAGCAGGGAATCGAGCAATAGGGTTCAAGTTTACTTCATACAACTTGTCGCGATCTGCTTTTGTCAGATGCTCTACTGTACCAAGAACTTGAGGCCCAGCTGTTCCACCAAGAGGGTTCAATCCACCACGCTGAAATCCAGCAGGTGCAAACCATGGTTGAGAGTCAGCCTCTGACTTTCCAATTGCGCCAATTGCAGCGACAGATGGAGGTGCAAACAATACAGAACCATTCCCACTTAGCGTATCTCGCATGCGAACATTTGGGTAATAAGCAGCACCGTAAGAAGTGTTAAAGCCATTATCGTTAATTGTTCTAATAATTGTTGTTATACTCTGTGGACTTTCTGTACCGCCTGTATCCTCAGAAGATTGGAAGATACCATCGAAGTCAACGATTGCAAGTGCATCCCCACGCTCTTCAGTTTGGCGTAGCAAGTTTCCGTTCAATGTACTGTTGGTAATACCCGGGATGGCAATTAGGTCATAACGGATGAGGTCTCTATCTGATACCATTTCCAAAGCTTGGTCGATGGTGTGCTTCGCGTAAGAAGTTGATGTTCCAAGTAAATCTTCATTGTAAGGGTTCTCTACAAGGATGTTGTTTCCATCAAATCCACCAAAAAATGGTGCAGCGAATTGCTTGATATTTAATGCATTAATGACTTCACTGATACCTTCGTCTTTTGAAATTGAATCAGAGTCATAAGATCCCGCTTCGTAATAAAATGATGCGGAAGCGGCATCTGCTGCCTTAATGTCGTCTAAAGAAAATACATATGCATACTCGCTCAATGCTGTATCTGCTGTGGAGTGTTTTTCAAGGTTTCCACGCTTAATGCCAACATCGCCAATGGTCATGTCGCGACCGTTTGTTTCTTTAAATCGGAATCCGAAGATTCTAGAGGCAGGATAGTTTCGAGATCCGAGGTAGCTACCTTGCGTAGTCAACAAGTGAGTTGGGAATTCAAACGAACCTGTGAATCCCGCACTAGACCCAGAGATGAACTCTGCTGATTGTCCAGAAGGGATTGAATTTTTTCCGGCAATCCATTCAACATTCGCATCAGACATGGATCCAGAGATTGCAACTGGTGTAAGTTTTAATGGGCCTGTAAATCCAACAGGGAGATCAGCACGATTAACACCGGGATTGATCGTTATTCGAATTAAGTCAGAAGAATTAGGAAATGTGCCTTCGGTAATAATCTTACCAGAAAGACCACCGGTTCCTTCTTCCCAATATTGATGAATGTCCCCAATCTTCTTTGATATGTAATTAGGTGAATCAGGATTTAAGGTTAGGTTTGCAAATTTTTCAACATAGCCAGGGCTTCCATACTTACGAACTTCGATTGCAAATGAAGCATCAGGCTTCGAAGCATTGGCTTCGCGAAGATCTTTGATCACAACGTAGTATTCTTTTTGGAACTGCTCTCCATCATCTAGGGATTCAATTCTAAACAATCTCTTTTGCGAAGGCTTAACTCCAATAAACCAACCAGACTTAGCAGCAGTCAATTCATTTTGGAAGTCAGTCCAGTCCCCATCCGTCGAGTCACCGTCTCTAAGACCAGCAAAGAAAGCAACCATACCATCGTTATCGGATGTGCCACTTAGGGCCATAACTTGAGATTCGAAAGTTTCTCCTAAGAAATAAGAAGCAGCAGTACTGTCGAACAATGTAGGATCAGTGTTGAATACATTGCGAATAAAGTTAACACTGTTTTTGTTAAAGTTAAATGTGACTGTTGAATCTGTAGACGCGCTCAGTTCAGCAGTAAATTGTCCGCTTGTGCCATTTGATTCAACCAAGGTCTCAGAGGCTTCTACAGCGACACTTCTTTGTGTCGTACCAGTTAAAGCCAAATCGGTCTGTTTCGTGTAGAAGATGGCAGCTAGAGTCCCAGTTGTTGCAGTGTTGACATTCGGTGCAACAAATAAGCCAATGGCACCAGAGTGTGTAGATTGGCTGTTACTTAAGGAATGATCTATTTTCCAACCTGCTTTTCCTAGAGTAGTTGAGCCAGGGTTATCAAGTCCTCCGAGACGGATGAATTTTACAGGCCCAACACCAGAAGCTAAATATGCTTGTGCGGCATAGCCAGCATAAGAGGCTGCGGCTGTGTTCCCTTCTCTCCATGGGTCTCCACGTTTGACGCCATCCATTGGGGCGCCGAATACATCAATAAAGTTTTCCAAGCTATTAACCTTAACTGGTTTCATGGAAGGGCCCTTTCTGGATCTACCGATAAGAAGCAATCCATCTGCTTCAGGTACTGGGGCTACTTGTGATTGGTCGATCTCTCTCAGTTCAATACCGGGAGACACAAAGTCAAACTTGGTAGGCATTAATTTTCTCCTAATAAAATATTATTTTCCTAGTAAATAGTCAAATAAAAGGCCAAAGTCATAAATCTCTAAATTTCTCACCTGACTTGTCCCATGGCTTTGAGTCTCCAATGATGACGCGCTCTCGTGATATCTTGACTTCAACAACTGACTCAGTTCTTTGAATGAAAGGTTCATCATCGTTATGGTCATTTCCCGTTAAGTATCCTAGGATTTTAATCGTTGCTTTTGCAGTAAACATTCTTTCGTCTTCCCCAAGATTTCCTGAGCTTGTTATACCGTAATCAGAGTCAATAAAGGCTTCGTAGCGATATCCATTGTTTTCAACAATAAAGTTTCGTCTCCTTTCAGCAATGAACAAGGGTAGGATGTGATTCATCTGCTGCTGGTATTCGGTTCGAATAAAGACTTCAAACGTACAAGACACATAGACTGGCCTTGGGATAGTGACCGTTTCGTATACAACCTTTTTGGAGGATGAAGGCCCAGTGTAATCCCCAGTCTTTCTTCTGCGATCAGAGTTTTGAAAGTTTTGAGTCTTATCTTGCTTGATAACTCTCTTTACTTGAATTCTGTCATTCTCCAACTCCTCAGATTGAACTGAGCCTTTGAAGCTGTCTTCTTTTGACAAGGATGTTCTCGAGATTGTAATCAAAGGAAGTCTAAGTTTCCCAACTCCATCTCTCAACTCTTTGTTGTTCTTGATTTGAAAAGATCTTTCGGATCCAAGCCATAGAACTTTTACTTTTTCAATTCCCTTATTTGTTTTGACCTGAGGGTTAAGCGTTTCATCGACAAAGCGGAATACCGCAGTGTCTATATTTTCTAAGGTTGAGGGTACCGATGGTACATTGTTATCATTCTGCATTGAATAGTCCGTCCCTTGCTCTGATGCATTCAGCTGAAATCTCAAATCGACTCTCTGGTTGACCGAAGAGGAGTTTGGGTTCATTCAGCTTTACTATTTCATAATAGATAGATCCAAACCTTACGAAGTCACCTTCTCGCACAAACAAGTTTTGATCTTCAGTCAATCTTCTCTTGTGAAAGTTGACAGTGATCTTCGTTGATTTATCAAGTGCAATGTTTTCAAGGTCTGATGTCTCTACGCCATTGTATGTTACCAATGCATATACTCTAACTGGGTGGATAAAGTTTTTCTCTATTGCTTCCCCATAGAGTGGATGAAAATCTGTGCTCTCAATGTCTATCGGAAAGTAAAGTACTTGTTGTCCGACAACTCTTTCAATGATTTCATCGTTGACTTGCTTTACAAGATTCTTCTCTTTCTCTCCGAGGAATAATGGAGATGGAGGCTGCGATGGTCTTTCCCATTTTGACATTATAGAACTCTCTTGAATTTTTCTTTAAGCAACATAAGTCGTTCGCTTAAAGTATTTTCTTTTAGAAAATCTTTAAAAATTTCCACTAGTAAATCCGGATTATCTTTTATTTTTTCCATGGAGCTTACGTATTCTGCTGTCGATTGTTGTCGCGAGCCTTCGAGCTCTGCATAAGCATCAGGCAGTTCATCAGTGGAACCATAGCGATCAGCCCTAGCGAAGGTAATGTAGGCAAAGTCGCCTTCAACTATTGGGCCTCTCATGTCTTTCGAATTAGGGAAGTATTCTAGAAACTTAGTCATCTCCGGAGCCCTAGGGTTCACGTGTACGAACGCAAATTTACTAAAAACTTTATTTATTTTTTCTAAATCTAGTCTTTTAAGGATTCTAGAAATATCCAGCTTTGCTTCGATTGCCCAACCTATGTCTTCATAATATCCATTTCCATCTTGTTCCGGATAGTCCTCACTATTTTCCGTAATCCAGAACTGAGAGCCGACGTTACTTTTGCCAATTTCATCGAAGCCGCCAAGTTCACCGGGCGAATTCACAATGAGATTGTAAATTTGTTCATGAGACATATGAGCGCCACCCATCTCAATTGAGTCGTGTTGTTGGATGAGATTGTCTTTGTATTCTATTCCTAACATCTCTAGAGTTTCAATTACCATGTCAGAAAAGCTCGTATCTTGATAGGTACCTCCGTAAGCCACTCCGGATTTTTTCAGGTCTACTGGTTGGGTTAATTGGTTGTATTCGCTTTTTTGAATTTTTGCTAGCAGTTTTGCAATTTTGTCGCGGGACCCGATTGGGAAGCTCCCATATACGGCATTCTCAACAACAGCGAATTCTATGCCTTGCAGTGATACTTTCCTGACTCTAACTCTACCGGTCGGCTCAATTCCATCAATATTTCTGTCTTCGTCTTTGAAGATTTCAATATTTTCAAGTGCTTTCATGTTGTCTTGACTTGGAGGTTGTCCGAAATTATCTTCAAATGAAGCTTTTGATACGGAATATATGATCGCTCCATCTCTTTTAGCGTCAGCTAGTGCGCATTGATCGTAACTTGCACCTAATGAATGGCAAGACTGTATCCCTTTGTGGTCTGACATCCTTAAGATCTCAAGGGGCTCTCGGGTAAGTATGAAGACTACATCAGATGTATCATCCGGCCACTTCACTGAACGCGCTGTAATTTCTCTTTTGTTTTTTGCAACTAATTCAACTAATTCGTCAGCTTCTTGTTGCAACTCCTGAGTGTATAAACCAAAAGTATGATTTTTTAAATCTCGCTGAGGATTTGTGGTGAGGTTATCGATGTCAAAATCTTTATCGAAAAATTTGATTACTGAAGACAGTATTCCAACTGCTCTATTGTGGTCCATTTCGTCAACCGATTCAGCAATCGCTGGTAAAGATTTTACCATTTTGTGGTATTCTCTGACAAATTTTTCTAAATTCATTTCTTCAATTATTTTTGCCGCTATAGATCTTTTGCGAGTCTCAGGATTGAATTTTATCTTAAAGCCTGTAAGTTTTACTACCGGTACTGAGTTTATGACGGTTCTGTTGTCTTTTTGAGTCTCTCTTTTTTCTATCTTTACTGCATGAACAGCTTTAGACATTAAATAATTTATTCTATCTAAATCAGACGACTGATAGTTAAGCAGAGCCCTATTGTTACCATCGGCAAGTTGATTAAATACGTTTTCAAATGACGTATTGTCTCTGAGTCCAATAGTGTTTTTGTTATCTAATTTATCAACATAGTCTTCTGTTGCCTCTTGTAGATAATTTCTCCAGTTTTCCATTATTAAATGCATTCTTTATCCCACAAATATTTTTAAAGGTGTTTTAGCAACAATCGCGTCCATGTTATCAACCATGGCTTTGTCTGTCTCTGCTAGTTTAGCGTAGAGCATTTCATCCAATTGCTTGTTGAGCTCTTCCCTGAGCGCTTGCTGTTCCGTAGATGCTTGAGATAGAAGGTCTGAGGCGTTCAAGGAGATGTTGTCGCCTGGGATCGGTATATTACCACCAAACTTTCCTCGGACTTGCCCTAGGGTCTCTTTTGAGAGAGCTAGAGCGAATCTGCGAATCCATTGTTGTCCGATTGAGTTGATTTTGTTGAATGGAATGTTCTCAATTGGCATAGTGTTCATGTTGTTTACGCCTTCGACTCCTGAGTCATAAGAACCTGTAGAGAATGCTGTGTTGCCTGTCTCTACTGTAAATCTAAACCAAAACTTCTCCTCGGTTACCGAACTCGGTACTGGGTAAATCTTGAGTTTGTTGTCGTTTATTTCATATGAGTAGTGCGAGGTTCGTGTATACAAGTGATCTTCATAGGCCATTGCTTGCAACTTGTTTTGCCATGGCGGTATAACGTTGAATGTAGAGTCATCCGCATATTGTCCGTAGTTGTGCATGTCCCCAACAACATTAAGTCCACCATAGTACCCATAAAATCTCCACATCTGTCGAGGGGTCACATAGTACACTTGTCTAATCTTAATTCTTTTATTACCCATACCGTCCCAGTCTGAACCTGCCTGAGAACCAGAAACTATCTCTTGAAGATCATAGTCTTGCTGATCTGGGACTACATCGAATGATGCAGAGTGTAACGGTTCCGTTCCACCAACGAGCGCTTCTGTTGAAAACTTGTCCGCATTTCTAAACGCATAGTCAAATTGGAACTTAGGGTATTTGAGAGCTACATCCTCACCTTCTGTTAGTCTACCTTCGTGATCGAATGAGCCCGTAGGACCTCCCAGGGCGCTTCCTAAGGCGTTCCGTGCTTGATGCAGGTTCACGATATAGGAATACTCTAAAACGGCCTCCTCGTAGTGATTATAGACGTTCTTAGCGGTAATCTCGACATCAAGTATGTCCCCACCTAATCTCTTGTAAGTGTAGGCAACTTGAGCTTTTGCACCACTAACGAATGCTTCCGTATTGTAGTACCCGATAGCTAAAGAATCTACGACTATGGCCAACTCATCAGACGATGTCTCGGGCAAGGTGATTGCCGAT